ATGCCTTCTGGTGGTGTAGATACTGATTCATTACAAAGAGGGGCGGATTTAGACCAAGAACAAGGTCAACTTTCAGATGACGAGGTGGTGGAAGAAGTGGTAGAGGACCCAATTATTGAAGAAGATAAAACAGAAGAATAGGTAAGAATTACTTTTATATATGTATAGCAAGTTGTGCCCTAAATGCAAAGGTGGAATGTACATAGACGAGGATCAGGCACTTCATTGTATAGTATGCGGAAAAGTAATTCACTTAAAGATAAGGAGGAATTATGATTCCAGAAGAGGTTCGCTTAGAGATAACAAGAAAACGTTCAGAGGGGTGGACGTGGGATTCGATAGCGGAGTCGATAGAGGAACAGTTCGGCATCAAAGTCCACAGAACAACGATCCAAAGATGGCACGATCGTCAACTAGGGGACTTGGAAACAATAGACGAATCAGTTCCCTTACTTCCAAACGATAAAATAAGATTAGATAAAAAAGTAGCTCATGCGGTTAGTGAAGCTAATCTGTACCGAAAACTATATCGTCAACTTCTTAAAGACAATGTTAAAAAAGAAGTTATTATAGACACTATCCATCATCTTACTTCAGTATTTCAACCTGTAGCTCTTCAAAATTATAAATCCCCTAAGGGTAAGTTTACTGGTAAGCATCCTCAGACTGTAGTAGCACCTCTAACGGATACTCATATAGGGGAATCAGTTAATGCTGAGCAGATGATAGGTTTAAACACATATGACTTTTCAGTATTTAATCAAAGACTATATGGCTGGGCTTATCAATTATTAAATCTGGTTAACTATAGGCGTAACATTGCAAAGATAGACGACTTAATAGTTCCAATGTTAGGTGATATGATTAGTGGTGATATCCATGAGGAGTTAGCTAGATCAAATATTGCCAACTGTATGGAACAAATGATAAGAGGAGCTAACTTATTAGCACAAGCTCTAATGTTTCTAGCACCACACTTTAAGAAAATTCATGTACCTTGCGTCGTAGGTAATCATGGTCGTATGACTCGTAAACCCCCAATGAAGGACAAATATATGGATTGGGATTTTATGATGTACCAATGGATAGCTACCTTCTGTAAAGGTCAAAAGAATATTACATTTGATATTCCAAAGAGTTTTATAAATACATTTGAAGTATATAAGAACACAGTATTAATAATGCATGGGGATAGTATTTCAGGTGCTGGTAGTAGCCAGTCTATTGCAAAAGCACTTACATCTTTAAGAGGTGTATTACAATATCAAAATAATGTGAACTTAGAAACTGATGGTAATAATAAAGTAATTCAATTTGACTCAGCTATAATTGGTCACTTCCACAGAATTGACGAAATTGATATAGGAACTGGTGAATTACATATTGCTGGCTGTCTAAAAGGTCCTGACGAATTTGCGTTGCAAAGACTTCACGCAGCTACAAAACCTAAACAGATCGTTTTATATTACCATCCTAAATATGGATATGTAGGCAAGGAAATAATTTACTTAAATAGATTTGATAATTCACAAAATACCTTTTTAGACAATGTACCATCTAATTGGTCCTCATTAATTAAATGAAAACTTTGTATATCAAAGTATAATAAATTAATGAGGTTAGATGTATGCCAGGTCCAAGTGATAAACAATTAGAATTGCAATTTAAAAAAGATTTTGAATCTTATATGTCTGAGTTAGGATCACAAACTTTAGATATAGCTACAAAGACTTCACCTATTAATACAGGTGATTTAAGAAGATCAGCAAAACTCACTATGACTAGAAAAGGCTTTTTAATTAAATATAATGTACCTTACGCTTATCAAGTACATCAAGGTCAAAGTCAAAAAACAGATCAACAATATGTAATGCAAGTTCCCAGACATCCACGAAGATTACCATCTGGGGAAGTAACAACTGTAAAAGCCCATACAAAAACATTTAAGCCTGGTTTTAAGCCTATTAGAAACAAAAAGAGGAATTTATGGTATACCAAAGACTTTTCAACTAATGCCAGACCTAGACCATGGTTGCAAAAGGCTTGGGAACAGGTTTACAAAAAACAACCCAAAGAATTACAAGAAATATTACCAAAAAAATTACGTTTAAAACAAACCACAGTAACATTTAAGCCTGTAGGACTTTCAATGGACAGGTCTAAGGGTTGGCTAATGTCACAAGAGTTTAGAATTTAAGAGGAGAGGAATATGGTAGATGTGAGTAAAGTTACAGCAACACAAGAATATATTATAGCCAAACATTCAAGGATGGTTGGACGAATCCTTGATTTAGTAGAAGCTTCTATGCCAGAAGGCAATCAATGCGAGAAATTAAAGAAGTTAATTCAAGTTCCTTTATATGATTTTAGAAATGAAATGTTATATTTAGACTCTAATGGAATACCAGATACCTTAGATAATACATAATCATATTATAATTCTTTAGAATTTTTCGACTATCTTAGTATAATTAAACAAGGCGTCACTTTGTGACGTTATATTTAATTCTATTTTGAAGGTCGGATGGCTAAGACCAACCTCTAGAATGGATAAAAAATTATAAGTTTATCTTTTAGGAGGTATGGTTTTATGGCTGATGGAAACATCGAAAAACAGTTAGAGGGAAATTCTCTTGCTTTGGCCGCTGTGGCAGAAGTGCTTCAAAAAATGGACGCACGACTAGCTAAAGAAGAAGCTGCTAAAGAAGAAGCTGAAGCCGAGGCTAAAAATGCTGTAGCTAAAGCTGAACTAGTTAAATCAATTGCTAGGGAAGTTCTTTCTGTAATGAAGAATGAGGTTGGAATGGATGTAAGTGGCGATGACAGGCCTGCAAAAGGTGGTGGTTCCGCTACAGATGCAGACGATAGTTCAGAGAACGCTGATCTTACTACGGATATATCAGAGCAGCAAAATACAATTCAGGCAGCAAGCTTGAAAAAAGAAGAAGAGGAAGAAGAGGAAGAGAAAATAGAAGCTGGGGGAATGGCATATAAGGATGATGAAGATGATGACGAAGCAATCGACATCCCAGAGGATGGAGAGGATATGGAGAAGGACGAAAACGGGGACGATGATGAAGACGAAGAGATAGAGAACATGAAGAAGCAAATCGCTAGGCTTACAAAGCAACTTGCTAAAAAAGAGGTTTCAATTGAGAAACAAATTAAAGCAGGTACTGAAGAGAGTCTTAGAAAAATGGGCTTCCGCGAAGAGACCTCGTTGAAAGCACCTAAGATCGTTCGAGGACTTGGTGTAGATAATACTCCAATCGTTAAAGCCAAAGATGATGAAGATGTAGCAGATCAATTAGCTAGTATGTCTTATAAACAGCTAAGAGATTTACAATATCAAATCGAACAAGGCAACACTGACGGAGTTCCTAGAGAACTATTAGGTTAAATTTAATAAATAATAATTTTATGGAGGAAAAAAGCTAATGGCTAACCCTAGTTTAAGTGAATATCTAGCACAGTCACAGCGTGGATTGTATTCTAGCGTATTCGGAAACGAATATTTGCAAAAACAATCTTACTTTACTGTGGACAGTGCTACAGGTATTTTTAATACGACATACGGAAGAAAAGTTTGGCAAGCATTAAACAACCAAACTCGTTTCTTCAATGCAATCCCACGTACTGTGTGGGGAAATACAGCTGGTTGGAGGGTCCGTACTGATCGCGGTAGCGGAAGATCACGACCAGTAACAGAAACAGGTAGCTTACCTACAGTAGATATTTCTAATATCGCCACTGTGAGTTCACTACCAAGAATAGTTTCAACAACTTTCGGTGCTTCAGTGAAGTCCGTGTTCACCGCCCAAATGGAAGGTGGCGTAGGCGATGTACTAGCACTAGAGAACGAAAATGCTCAGTTGGACCATACGAAGGAAATTAACGAAGAGCTACTTGCTGGTTCTGCTTACATAACTTCCGCTGGTGCAACAACTTCATTTACAGTTCCAGCAGCAATTGCAAAGCACTTTAAAATTGGTGACGCAGTGG